ATGTTGTCAAATTATCTTTAACGTAGAGAGTCGTCGTGTCTTCATCTTATAATACTTTACCTTGGCAGGAACTTCGTCCAACATTGCGCGTGACGGAAATCCCTTCACATTCTCAAGATTTTTTCGCATTACAACCCCGCGCAGAAAAAGCGATTCGTCATTTCATTAAAAATTCCCACCGCACTTTATTGGTGCTTAAAGCGGATGATCAGGCAGAATATGCGCTGTTATTGGAACAATTGATTCAATCAGAAAAGCCCGTGCCGGAGTTATGTGGTGTGCAATATGTGATTGAACAAGGCGATTCCTTTTCTTTTCCACGCATTTCTGCAGAATCGGCACAGTCTCATAATGACAATTTTGCCGCACAAAAAAGCGTAGCAAGCGCGTTATATTTCGATCAGTTTCAGTTATTTGGTTCCGTGAAAATTCACGCCACCTCGCACGACATTCAGCTTAACCCCGGTTTGGTTCATCAGGTGAATGGCGGTGTTTTAATTGTGACTGCCAGCGCATTATTGGCGCAATTTGATTTATGGCAACGACTCAAACACATTCTCACCACCGGCGTGTTTAACTGGTATTCCGCGCATCCGTTTAAAACCTTGCCTTGCGATATTCCGAGTTATCCGTTGAAGTTAAAAGTCATTGTCTTAGGCAATCGTACAGAATTGGCGACATTGGAAGAGTTGGAAGAAGAGCTTTATCACTTGGCG